GAAGACGGAGCAAGGGCACAGAGAGAGCATGAGCATAGGTTTGGAGACACAACGAACATAATAGAGAAAAAGAAGAAGTTTGCTATATGGAGCAATGATAGGGTCAAATTCAAGGAAAGGAAAAGAGGCAAGAACATGACAAACGACAATGAGGATCACAGCGGATGGGGCCCTTGCTTAGATCAATTTGCTTTGGCTGTTTGCTCTACTGTTAAAATGCCATCATGTGCAAGTGTTGACATAAGATTCATGGTGGCGGAAGCTTCAGAGAGGAGGAAGGTCAAAGCAGGGGACAATCTGGCAAAAGCATCTTTAACTGATATTAGGAAAGACAGATCTGACAATAAAGATGTAATTAGGTTGAGTTTGGACATTTACAGGAATGGAGAAGAAGATGTGTTCGATCATATAACTGGTTGTTTCATCAATGAAGAAGGAATGATGCAGGGTACTTTAAATGTTGAGTCAAGTGGTTATTCAGCAGACAAGATGAATTTGTCCATAGAGTGCAATAGGGAGCTTTTGAAGGAAAATTGCTTTGATGCCATAGGTCATGTCACTTCTGATGACGCAGCTCAACTTAAAGCGTGGGTTTTATCGGCTGAGGGAGAAGATCATGGAAATACAGAATTTGAGACATATGGACCAAAGTCTACGAATTACGGAGTTATCAGGGCCTCTCTTCATACTCACATAGTTATCACTAATGATTACGGTCTGGCCAGGAACTTAACTGATTCCACACACAATGAGCACTGTGCAGAGTTAAACTCCAAGTTCAAAACTGCAGATGGAGAAATTATACCTGACATAAAAAGCAGAGTCTCATATGTAAGCCTGGGAGATAGAGACATTTACTCTTCTGCTAAATCAGTGATAGATAGATCGGCAGAATATTTGAGAGGTGAAGGAACTGTTACAGGGTCGTATTGGATATTCATGTCTAACGCATATGGGCATGCCAGACAGCACCTTGTGTTAAAGACTATTATGGACACGAGGATTAACCCATTTGAGATTCCCTTGGCTCTTGGTGGACTACCTAAGATGGATCCTGTTTTTGCTATATCTGGTTCAGAGGTTTGGCCTATTTTGGAGAACTATTCACCAGATCGCACTACTGCCTTAAAGATGATAGGAGAGAAGGACGTAGTTTATGTCACAGATATGACAGATCAGCAGAAGAAATTGTCTAGTGAGATGAGGGCAGAGGTTCCAGTTTTGTCGCATTCTAAGATGATATCAGTAAAATGCCGGCTTCCAACTAGGTCAAGGTCATTAGAAGAATTTTTAAGAGGTTTAGATCCCAAGGAGTTCCTAGAGTTAAATCTAAGCTCTTCCAAGACCAGTATACTGACAGAGCTTCTTAAGAGTAGCAGCAGAGAGCAATCAGACGGATATGGAGAGAAGCCATCAGTCAAATTTTGCTATAGTAGCATGGGATGGGACTCTAAGGTATTTATCATCACAAGTGAGATGTACAAGTCTGTACTAGGGGAAGTTGCCAGCAGGTCTGATTTGCATGAATTAGCCTTGGATTGGAAAAATAACATTGTGACAGATGAAGGCGTAATCATATCTGGAAAGGAAGTGATTTTGGAACCAAATATTTTAAGCAACAATGACACAGAACTGTGCGGGGGAATCGATGATTACTATGAGGACAAGACAAGGATAAAGTGCTTTGCTATTATTCCTACTTTGAACAAATTTATAAGTGTTCAAACTTGGGCTTCCTTCATTTCTCCCCACATTTTAAAACAAGAAAAGGACGAGTTCCTAGTAGAATATCAGCCAAAGATCTTAGGTGGCGAATCTGATGTCCATCCTTTCGATTATTACAGTGCAGATTTGGTCTATACAGAAAAGCTAAAAAAACTAGCTACAAGGAAGCAGATAGTAAAGAAAAACCTTCTACCTGATGAGCTAGGGAAGACACTACTCTGCGACATGTTTGCATCAGGATTTATCGAAGGGAGTAGAATGTTAATCCAAGGAGGGTCGACAGGGGAAGCCAGGCAAGACGTTGCAAAGGATGCTATGGGGTATAGATGGCTGAAGAATGTTGTTTGGTCAGCAGGAAACAAACCTATTTTCCTTGTTGATATAATGAACAATTGCAGAATGAACGGTCCCTTAGATTTAACTGAACTTCTTTGTTCCAGGAAGGGCGTTAATCTGGCATTCAACACAGCAAGCACTTCAGTGCAATTCTTGGTAGCTATTAATAGTAGATTTAAACATTGCCTAGGACAGATAGCTAAAGTCAGAAATGGAGATATTTTCCAATTTAACCCAGAACAATTTAGGCCTGTTCTTGAGGAGTCTGTGTACAAACACTTTGGAGAATTAGTTTGGGTGAAGCAGAGAAGGGTTGAGCCAAGTGGGTTTGCTACTGAGATTATAACTACCAGCCAGAGAAGAGGATCTTCAAAAGTTTACCACAGGAATATAGTTTACTACAACTGTTCAGCTCCTGACTTGGTGGATACTGACACAGATAAGTACAAGGTGGTAGAGGTGAAGAGGACTACTCAGATCAACTTCACATCTAGGAAAGGTGCTCTCTACTTGTCAATTGCAGGTGTCCTTGCTTTTTACTTAGGTCCGGACATTAGTCCCAAGGGAACAGAGATAAAAGTCAAGACTAGGTGCAAAAGCATGGTAACTAGCCATGTTTATGAAACTCTTTTCGGAGACAAAAGCATAATAAGTACAAACCTAATGATGGAGAGAGAGGTCATTAAGGCACAAAATCTTGCCTACCCAGAGAAACCTATTTTTGATAGCACAGAAATTGACAAGCCTAATGATTCAACGGAGGACCATGAGATGGCTGACAATATGTCTGACACAGGGAGTGTATGTGAGGAAACAATAATGCAGTTTTTTGGCGACTCAACAGACGAGGAGGATGAAGAAAGCAGTGGAGAAGAAGACGAAATGCGCATGCCTGGCAAAGCTCTTGAGGTAGTAGAAGAAGGGTCTTATGATGAATCTTATGAAGACAGCGATTATAGTTTCGCCTCTGAAGCCAACATTTTCGATCCTATAGGAATGACATTAGCAAACGACAGCGGAGCTAAAAGACCTGCTTGGGGGGACATTGAAGACATATATGAGACAGGGCCTACAGATTTGGAAGATACCTTGACATCCTTGTCAACAAAGTATGACTATGTACCTAGGAAAGAGACACTTGAATCGGGTATGTTGGCAGGAGCAATTAGGACAGTAGCTAGAAGTGTTCCCGGTAGATACAGTAGAAATATTTATATTCATACCATACAACTACCTCTGTTTTTACCAGACGACTTTCCAACTTATTTTGAAGACATGGGAGAAGAAGAAGCCCCGTCAATCTTTATAGGAGAACTAGTTGAAATGGCAAACAGGAGAGAGGACTCAGACTGTGATTGGGCTTTAAGCTTTCTGAGTGGTGCTTATTCTAGTGATTCATGCTGCGAAAACGACATCAGGGGTTATAGGCATGCTGCGGGATAGGTAGGTTGTGTTGACTAGTGACAAGTTTTTTCGAGAAGATAATTTTTAGAAAACTCTT